CAACCGGATCAACAGGCGGCACTGGCCCTACAGGGCAGAAGGGTCAGAAGGGTCAAAAAGGACAGACTGGTTCTACTGGTCCGACAGGATCAACTGGCCCAACTGGCCCAACCGGATCAACAGGTGGAACGGGGCCTCAAGGTCAGAAGGGTCAAAAGGGTCAAAAAGGACAGACTGGTTCTACTGGTCCGACAGGATCAACGGGGCCGACAGGCCCGACTGGGCCAGCAGGACCAAACAATGTTACAGATATATATTTAGCAAATAAAATGTATCATACTGGTGATACAGATACATACATAGGCTTTGATGCATTTGGTAACGAAGTTAACATCAATGCGGGTGGCTCTAACCTCTTGAATGTAAATTTGGGCGGTGTAGAAGTTGCAGATATACTCCGTGGCATCAACCATGCCAACTCATACTTGCAGTGGCATGCATCAAATCAGATGCGTTTTATGCTCGCTGGACAAGAGAGGCTAGAGATTAGCCACACATCACCAAATGTTTTGGTTACTGGCGATTTGGAAGTTACTGGTAGTTTAATAGGTGCAGGTGGAGCCACAGGTGGCGGTAGTGATGAGATATTCTATGAAAATGGGCAAACCGTAACAACAAATTACACCATTACAAACAACAAGAACGCTATGAGCGCGGGGCCAATTACAATCAATAGCGGCGTTACTGTAACGGTAGGTTCTGGTGAAACATGGACGGTGGTATAAATGAGTACGCTTAAAGTAAATGACATCGAGGAAGCAACCACCAATGGAGCAAAAGTATTTTTCACTAGGTGTTGGGTAGACTACGCACCTCAATCAAATAGTATAAATGCTAGTGGCGCTTTGAGTAGTATTGCCGATAATGCTACGGGTGATCAGACTTTTAATTTTTCTAATGCCAACTCAAGCGCCTATTATTCTTATGGCGGGTGTGGGTACGATGATAGCCTTGGCAACGCAGATGACGGAATAACTACTGCTGGCTATGCAACTAAAACATCATCAGCTATTAGAATGATTAGTGGGTATCGAAATGTCGAGTATGACTACGATGGCTTTAGTTACTTTTTTGGGATAACTTAATAATGACTCAGTATACAAAATATCGTGTCGTGTTTGATGACCCTGATGCTCTTGATGAACCTACAAAAGTTTTGGTCCCAGCGCAACAATGGCTTGATGAAGCTATGGCGGGTAACTTGCCACCTATTTGGGTTTATTGGCAGCTTCAAGATGATGAAGCTAAAGCAAAAGCAGAAGGTCGCCTTAGCGAGTTTAACCATGATCCTGAGAAACATGCCCTGCAATGGAAGGCCCCTCGCATTGGTCCTTTAACGGAAGAAGAAGCTATGGAATATTTGTGCATGAAGGACTTGCCAAGGCGTTGTTGGGCAGAAGAACATAACCGCCCAATGTTTAAGATTGTGCGTACAGAGGAAGTGCCAAGCGATAGGCAGTTTCGTAATGCTTGGGAGATGACCTTATGAGTACACTTAAAGCAAATTCTTTTGCAAATACCTCGGGTGTTCCATACTATCCAGCCGCTTGTATGGTAACTTTAAACGGTACGGGTACAATCTCAATTACTGGATCAGATGGAATATCTAGCATTACAGATAACTCTACGGGCGAATACTACGTTGATTTCTCAAATGCCTTTGGAAACACGAACTATCATATGACCGCTACTGCAAGAGATAATTCTTCAATAGGCGGCAGTAGGCCAAAAGTTTTTGCAATGCGGGGTTACACTGATAGCACCTTTACAACAAGTAGAGAAATGATTGCGTTGGGCCAATCTAATACTGCAGAAGAAATCGACAGTACCAAAGTCACAGGTGTTTGGTTGAAAGATTTTTAAGGAGCAAGGAAATGACAACATTTATAAAAATTGGTGCTACAGAATATGACGCCGCAGACTATACAATCCCAGCGGAGCGCACGTTTCGTGAGGGTTGGGAAGCTAATGCAGATACAGGGGTAATCTCTGTGAACATGGCAAAGGCTAAAGACATCTGGCGTGATAAAATACGTCGAGCTAGGGTTGAACCTCTAGCGGCTCTTGATACAGATTACATGAAAGCCCTAGAAACTGGTGCTGATACCTCAAGCATTATTGCACAGAAACAGGCTTTGCGTGATGCCCCTGCTTTGGCAAGCATTGATGCTGCTACAACTACTGATGAGCTAAAAGCTATTCAACCAATTCCCAATGTAACGGTGGAGTAAAATGGTTAGCACAATTCGTGGAAGCGATAATTTCGACAGCGACACCTCATTCGATGGCATACCAGACTTTACCTATGCTATGGTAAACACTACTGGAACCCAAACCATCCTACAAAGCTCTGGCGTCAGTAGCATAACTGATTGGGGATCAGGTGCTGTTAGACAAACCTTTTCAAATGCTAGGGCTAATACAAATTTCTGGGCGGGTGGAAATGCGGGAGCCGCTACGAACAATCCATACCGTTATCTTGGTTTCTATCAATACCCCTCATCATCATACGTTGCGGCTGTTTGTTTGTATGATGCTCAAACAAATTACGATGCGCCACAGCATACAATAATGACTTGTCAGTTTTAAAAAATAGCAGGGGGGATTATGCGACAAAACTGGCAAATGTGGTCTGGTGGGTTATCTGATACAGATCTTTCAACAATTTTTTTGGAAGCTTCAAAGCTCAACACTCAAGCGGCATCAACCTTTAACAACGCGGATACTAGCGTTAGATCCAGCGATGTTGCTTGGTTGAGTGGCAATGAGGCTGTTCAAGATATTCTTTGGAAATATGTTAAGGCGGCGAATGAAAATGCGTTTAATTGCCAAGTAGAAAATATATGTGACATTCAATTTACAGAATACCATGCCAACAAAGGCGGTCATTATGATTGGCACATAGACGTAAACTGGGATGGTAACGAGGCGCGAGACAGAAAGTTAAGCGTTACGGTTCAGCTTTCAGATACAAGCGAATATGAGGGCGGGGGCTTTGAGTTCGCGGAATGTCAAACACCAGACGCTTCATCCCGCCAAAAGGGAACTGTTCTAGTTTTCCCAAGCTATTTGCAGCACAGAGTTTTGCCAATTACCAGCGGCACAAGGAAAAGCCTTGTTGCTTGGTTTGAAGGCCCAAGGTGGCAATAGTATATCAGATTTCTCTGCATGGGTCTGCGTATGATGCACGGGGAAAAGATTGGGATACGGTAGAGAAGGAGACGGGCTGCATTAGAGACGCGCAGTGGCGTGATCCAATACTTGACAGGCCCCTGTTAGTTACAGAGTTTGGTTGCGCTGTTAGCCACCTCAAGGTTTGGGAAAAGATAGCCGCATCTAATCGAAATGGAATAATCCTTGAAGAAGACGCAGTTTACGACAGCATTGACCCAAGTGCGGTAGACACTCTATTGAAAGAGCATGACAGTGTTTGGTTGGGATACCGCCTTAATACTCTTGGCTACTGGTATAATTGTCATGCTTACGCTATTAGACCAGAAATCGCTAAGAGATTGATAGACGGCTACAAGGATGCTATCATTCCTGTAGATGAATGGGTGCCTGCCAAACTAAAAGTTCAATCGAACTTTTTCTTTACACCAGAGATTGTAACGCAGATACCCAGAGAAGTTAGACCAAGCACGATTGAGGGGGAATCAATGCAGGTTCATGTACTTACAGTTGGAACAGATAAAAGTAAAACGTGGGCTTTGGAGCAATCTGCAAAAGCGCACGGGATAACGTACTTAAATCTAGGTCGCCAAGTAACTTGGATGGGCGGCACAATGGAAGCCCAAGGCGGTGGTCAAAAGATTAACCTTGTACGCAATCACCTTGAATCCCTGCATGATGGGGATGTGGTTCTGTTTGTGGATGGGTATGATGTTATTATAAACGATACGCTGCCTACTATCCTAGAGAGATATGAGGATATGGGTGCGGATATCATATTCGCAGCAGAAAAGAATTGTTGGCCTGATCCGACAATGGCCTCAGAGTTTCCTTTGTCAACAATCTATAGATATTTAAACAGCGGCGTTTACATGGGTAAGGTGGGTGCGCTTAAAGAGTTTCTTAATGAGGTAGTGCCAAATGATTCTGATGATCAACTATGGATGCAAAAAAGATTTTTGTCATCTGACTGGCAATCTACAGGTTCTGCTAACTTAGACTATGAAGGCTACATTTTTCAATGCGATGACGACATTGAGATTATTAACGGTCAACTATCAAACGGCATGTGCTGCCCATGTATCTACCACGGCAACGGTGGAGATGACGCAAAGGTAAGATTTAAAAATCTTGCAGGTAAATTTGGTTATGTAGAAGAGGCAGAGGTATTATCTCCTGCATACCATAAGGGTCTTGGGTACGAAGAAGTTGCGCCAGAAATACTGGTAACGAATTTTATGACAGAAAGTCAGTGTCAAAGGTACATTGAAGCATCAGAAAGTCTTGGTAGATGGGGTGAGCTTGATGGAGATAAATTCCCAGCACAAGAAATACGGCTCAAAGAACTAGGCCTATGGGACGAGATATCAGAAAAATGGGCAGAGAAGCTTAGTAAAATATGCGAGAAGCATTGGCACCCAGAGGCTTATCTTGGATTGCGAGACGCATTTACCATGCGTTATTCTATGGATACACAGACAGAATTAGGTTTGCACACAGACGCATCTTTGTTCACAGGCAGCGTAAAGCTCAACGACAATTATGCTGGTGCGGAGCTTGTCTTTCCTAGACAAGGCTTTACAAATAAAGATGTTAAAGTTGGGCAGTGCATTTTGTTTCCATCTATGGTAACACATGGACATAAGGTTCTGCCTTTGCGTGGGGGAAAGAAGTATAGCTTGACCATGTGGACCTGTCGATATGAAGGTGACTCAAACTAAAAACAGTGTTAGCTTCTTGCTATGTTAGGACAAGCCCCCATAGCAGGTGCCCCGTTAGCGGGTTCTGGAAGCGTAGCTACTATTGAAAGTTTTGCTCATGGTTCTTTCTCTGTAACAGGGCAAACGGCAGGAACTAAGATAGCTCTTAGCGATGGGTTTGGCACAGGTAGTTTTGCGTCTACAGGGCAAGATGTAAATATTCTGGTAACAAATCGCCTTACTATGGATGTGGGTTCTTTCTCTGTAACAGGGCAAAGTATTGGAATTGGCCTTAATGAGGTTCTGGGTCACGGCAGCTTTGCTGCAACAGGTCAGGACATTACATTTGAGTTAGGCTTTGGACTCCCCGGCGGTGCAGAAGCAGGAACCTTTGCCCTTACAGGTCAGGCCTTCTCTCCTGTGCTAGATGTGAGTGCTATATTAGATCACGGTAGCTTTGCTGTAACAGGTCAAGCTGCATTTGGGCTTGTCGGTGAAATTTTTGAGGCGGGTGGTTTTAACCTTACAGGTCAAACAACTGATCTGAAAAAAGCAATGCGAATGACTGCCGACCACGGTAGCTTTACAGCCTCTGGTCAAGCAATAGATTTTGGTGTTCAGGTAAGTGCCATACTGGATCAGGGGTCATTCGCCCTTACAATGCAGAATGTGGACACCAAGGTATCAAGAGTTCTGGGCTTTGGTTCCTTTGCACTGACTGGTCAGGATACGGGCACCGTAATTGCTTTGAGAGAGCAGCCAGACAGGGGGTCATTCGCGGCAACAGGGCAAGCGGTAGATACGCCGATTGCAATGCGTGAGGAATTGGCGCATGGCAGTTTTGCTGCAAACGGGCAAAACTTAAACTTTAAAAAATCTATGGTTGCAGATGCAGGTAGCTTTGCTCTGACAGGATTTGCGGCTAATAGAAAAGTTTCTGAAGCACTAGATCATGGTTCGTTTGCTGTCACTGGGCAAGCAATAGGTTTCAAGAAGACCGCCAATCTTGAGGTGGGCAGCTTTGCTGTTACAGGACAGGATGTTACGACAAGATTT